TAAAAGATAATATTGAAAATACCAAAAATTCAAAGATGCCGTTGATTTAGTTATTGAGGTCCTGGCACCGCATCTGGATTCGTAGGCATACCTGGTTCGCTAGTTTGTGCAGTAGGTTCAGCAGGATTCTCAGATGCATCTATAGGATTGAGACCTAACGTACCTGTTAGCAGTGTTTCTCGTCTACCCTCAGGTATGTAAGGAACCAATCTACTTTTTTGACTTGGCGGAAACAATAATGTTCCAAACACTAACTTGGCCCATTCACTTTCGCCGTAGTACTCTCCTGTAACACCTTCGGTTTCTTTTGGATCAAAACCTGATATTGCTTTAGCCAGAGCGCCAGTGCCAAACTTTCCATCAAGAGCAATAGAAGCTTGATTGGCAATATTTTCTAGACTTCTTCCTGTATTAACAAAAATATCTTTGAATGTGCTATCAACAATAATTTCTGCCAACCAGCGTTGTATACTTGATGTACTTAAAATTAGTGGTATTACTATCCACAATGTTTCACTGACAATCATGCTTAAAAATGCAGGTATTGCACCTGCACCTGTGAGTGCAACAGACAGTTGTCCGGCTCTAACTACTGATCTTATTGGTGCCATAAGTGCTCTTACAAATCGAATTTTTGTAAGTAATCTTGCACATTGAGCTGCATAATAGGCTACTAGTTGTCCTTGGAGTATGTTTCTAATATCTTGTAATCTTTGAACATCCCCACCAGATTGTTCAGCTTGTTCAATTTCTAGATTTATATTTTCAATTTCTACCATCATTCCCCAGAAGGGACCTACAATAGATGCTGTTGTTCCAAGTAATCCTATTACAACTTTAAACATTCGATTTTGTAGGAGGCGGCCGAGTCTACTACTACGAGCTTTTTGTACATTTGCGTAATCTTCTGCTGTTGCATTTCTAATAGCTCTACCAAGAGAAAACGATCTTTTAAAATCGCCTTTGAGTTTGCCATCTCTGATTTCTGTATCGATTGTGTTTGAAATTTGTGCAGGAGTTCTACTGCTTAAATCGTCAACTCTTGCTTGTATTTTTTCTGCATCTGCTAGAGTTGTAGTATTAACTACAGTTGTTGTATCAGGTAGAGTTACCATAAATCTATCGTCAGCAAGTCGTTGTACACCAGGTGTTAGTTTAAATACACCTCGACCAACTGGGTTACTTGTTCTCCACTGAGATGTTAGTTGTCTGCCAACACCAGTTGGTGCAGGTCTTCCATTACTGCCGTCAGGTTTGACCTCAGTCCACATTTGTCCGCGCCACTTGTACGTTGTACCATCAAGATCGGTAGTAGTACCAACTTCAGGAACTCGTGTATCAGTTTCATCTTCGAATATCAAATGTGTTTTTTTTAATGTTACTTCGCTCAGTTTCATAGATATATTCCAACTATCATAATGTATTTATATATTATAAGTTGAACTACGTTCAACTGTGTTTTCGTTTGCACTCAACACATTTAATATTTTTTTAGTAATATTTAAATAAGGCATATGCAAAGCATATGCATTTAATATTATGTAGATTGATCTGGTCAGACGGAACCTGTTTAAGGGTTCCATCTTCTCAAACATTATGTGAGTATCACCAGCCGAGATCGGAAGTAGGTATTAGTTTATACTGCTACACAATGGGCTCTGACCTTTCCCAACCTACGTCGACATTGTTGTTTCCAACTACCTCTCGCTTCGTTCCTGTGCTAAAGAGTTTTTATGTGTAATGTGCAGTTTTTCGACAGCCAACATGCTATCTATATCAACTAGTGAGCCCGATTTGTTTGGTGGCTTCCTACCTCTGGGTAGTCAATCAATATGTACGTGTGCTTCTATACGAGAGCTTTTTCCACAGCGGTATTAGTAAACTGGCCCGCCAACCTTATGTGTTGGATTGTTTTGCCTGGATGTGGTGTTCTAACAATGCCTGTTTGAGTTTGTCTGATCCGCCTACTCTAACATTGATGATACCGTTGTAGTATTCATCTGTTTCAAGTACACGCCTGTCAAACTGTTCTCTTGCCTCTATGTAGGACATTTCGCCCCTACCTTTACATAGGTATAATATTTCTCTTGTGAAGTTTTCTTCGCCTAGTGCAGCTACATCTGCGTTCAGTCTATCACTGGAACCCCAGTAAGTTTGCCAGTCGCTTTCTTTGTAGCCGCGTCTTTTGTTCTTCTTGCCTTTGAGTGGTGGCTTAGTAGTTTTAAACTTTGCTAGTTTTTTGCCTATGTATTTTTGATTGTTAGTAAGATTGGTGATAAGATAAACAAACCCTTCGTACCCATCTGGTATTTCAGTTATTTCTTTACCTTGATATGTCCAACTCATATAGTGTTTATATTAATATCTTTATGCCTGTGTCTTTTTTGAATTGTTGATATGTCTGTTAATATATTCGCTCCCAAACATTTTACTAAAGTAATCAGTTGGCCATTTGTGTAAACCTTTATTGTGTTCATTAGTATTATTATACATTTTCATAAACATGTCAATTGATTTTTTATTATTAGCTGATTGTATTTCGTGTAATAACTTTTCATTACGCACCCTACGAATGTATGCCGACTGTTGTTCAGGAGTTGACTTACACGGCCAATCATCCAAATCTTGCACCCAGTTATTAGCAATATCCAGCCAGTTTACATCTGGAAACGCTGTAACATAACCTACAACACTGTCCATACAGTTTGCTTGTTCGTAATATTTTTTCTTAACAAGTCCTTTATGATTGAGTTCACGACCAATACGTCTCATGTCTTGCCAAAAATGATTATCGCCACGTCTGCTTAGTGTATAATGCACTGCTGTGAAGTCTGCTATATCGTCAAAATAATATGTAACTTTGCGATTATAGTAATCTTTATCATAGTCACGTTGCAGCATCCATGCAAGTCTTTTCATACATGATATCGAACTAACAACTGCATTTGCTTCTAACGGATCGATAAATCCTGCTGCCATGCCTACAGCAAATGTGTTTCCTACATTTGGAGTTTTTAATCTTCCAGGTGTCCATTTTAATTTTCTTGGCTCTCGTATTTGTCTTCCTTTGATAATACTATGCCAATATTCTAATGCTTCGTCATCTGTAAAATATTCATCACTGTAAACTAATCCAGTGCCTATTCTATTAGTTAAAGCAATACTAAACTGCCATCCCATATCTCTTCTAATACTTCTAGTGTAGTTAACTTGTTCCGACTCTTTATCTTCATAGTTGATAGGACATACCCATGCACTGTTTACTTTGTTTGCTTGGTAAGTGTGCATATCTTTTGTAAGTTTGCCAATCAACACTCGAGATAGTCCAGTACAGTCTACCCAAATATCACTAGTAACCTCACGACCGTTATCCAATACAACACTAGTAATGCCCTCGTCGCTGGTATTTACTTTTTCGACATGTGCTATTGTTTCAACTACACCATATACACTACAAACATTTTTTCTAATCCATGGTGATGTCTTTTCTGCGTCAATATGATAAGCATACGTTGCTGTAGCAGGAAGCAAATAGTTTCCATTGTCGTCAAATGGCATTTTTAAATCTTTGCAGTACTGATATCCTTCTGCATTATGATGATATACATCTAAGTCAGGCGCCTTGCCACTTTTAAATACATCTAGCCAAACATCAGTTGTTTTTATTTCATTTGGAAAGGTACTAGTTACGTTTTCCCAAGTGAAATCTTTGTCTAATCCGTTGCTCCAGTAAAACATTCGTAAGACATCTGGACCATCAGGAGTGTCTGTCCAGTCTTCCATATTGTTTCCGTATTTGAATACTGCATCTGTTTCACGCATAAACTTTTTTTCGTCTACACCGAGCCCGCCTAATAGTCCAGGTAAGTGCGGTGTAATACTTTCACCAACACCGATAATACCAACTTTCTCGCTGTGAATCATTTCAACCGTTGCGTTTGGAAATTCTTTTGCTAAAAATGCACTTGTTAAACTTCCTGATGTTCCACTTCCTACAACGGTTATTTTCATTTATTTTTTTCCTTTCGAAACTCAATCATGTGTGTTTCGTATTTGTTTATGATCTCGTCTTGTCTCTGCTTTGCTAAACTCATCAAGTTTCTTAACTCACGACGAGCAGTACGCTTGGTGCTTTCGCTAGGTCTACGTTCAAATGTTTCACTTGCCTTCAAGTATCTTAATACTGTTTGCATTATCTGATCGTGTGTGTCATCCATATTTATTCTACGATGTCAATATCGTTTTCATAATTTGTAAATCCATTTTCCTTAATCACTTTCATGACATGATTCACTCTGCCTATTAGTTCGTCTTTGTGTGAGATTAAGAAAACATTTTTACTACGTTCTCTACCCATTTTCTTTAGTACAGCAAGTGCTGACTCAACGCCAGCAGTGTCCATGCCACTGTCAATAAGTTCGTCAATAAACAACAAGTTAATACCTTGATACAATGACTCCCAAACATCTCTAAATGCCCAACTCATGCCTAGTATCAGCCTGTTGCGCTCGCCTCGACTCAAGTTATCAAAGTCCAAGTCTTGTCCTAGCTGAGTAATCTCAGTTGACAAATCGTTTTGGAACTGAACTTGATGCGGCAAGCCTAGTTTGTCAAGATAGTATGTGAGCCTATTGTTCAAGTACGCTAAGTTTTGATCTATAATCTTTTTACGAATGAACGAATCTTTGTTTGTCAACAGTTTGAGCAAAAACTCTTGGTGTTCTTTGAGTAACGTAAGCTGATTAACTGGTTCCCAATCAATATCTTGTAGTGCAGTTTCTGTTAAATCGTCAATCTGTGTTTGATATGGATCTTCTTCTTGCTGTTTATTTATTAATGTACTGCGCAAGTTATCTACGTTGTTTCTATGTTCGTATGCTTCTTTAGCACTCTCGTAAAACGTAGTAGGCTTGCCGTTGATATCGCCAATCTCTTCTAATAGCTGCATAGTTGTGTTTAGTTTACTTGAAACTTCGCTTTGATATGCAACTGCATCATCTAGTTCTTGTACTTTTAGCGATTCAATCTCGGCTTTTTTGTCTGCATGTAGTTCTTGTCCACAAGTATAACATGTTGCATCTTTTAATTCTAAGATGTCTTTATTAACCTTTTCAACACTAGTAGTGGCCCGCCGTAGTGCAGGCTCAAGTGTGCTTAACTCTTTCCTTAAAGAGGTTATTTTATTGTTATGTTCAGTCCAGCTAGCCAGTTTTTCGTGTGCATCAAGCTCAAAATCAATGTCCAGTTTCTCTAATTCTTCAATCCCTGCTGCCAATCTATCTTGATCTTGTCTACTTTTGCTTTGCCATGCACGTTGTCTACCTGCAAGTGTTTCGATGCTTTGTTCAATCTTCTTATTTGCAGTTTCAATAGCATTGATCTTTAATGTTTCTTCTGTAATAGCATCTTTTGTTTGTTTTACTTTTTCTTTTAAGCTATCTGCCTTCTCAGTAAGGATGGTAATGCCCAATAGTTGTTCAATAATAGCACGTTGATCGTTTGCCCGCATACTAAGGAAAGGTTCTGTGTAAGTATTGAGCGCAACCACGTGTTTAAACATATCGTGACTCATATCAAGCAAACTATTAATGTCTTCTTGTGTTTTACGACTATCACCTTGTGATTCATCGTGCAAATCATCCTTCTGTTCGTGGTTGTTTACATAAAACTTGAGAACATTTGGAGATCTACCACGTTCAATACGATATTGATTGGCACCTATAGCAAAGTTAAGTGTGACCAACATACCTTTGCTGTTGGTTTTATTGATTAAGTTGTTGCGTTTGATGTTTGTAAGAGCTGTACCATACAATGCATAGCTTAATGCGTTAATGATAGTGGTCTTGCCTGTACCATTACGTGAACCTGTATCGTCACCACCTTGATCTAAGTTCTCTCCTAGCACAAGTGTTAGCTGTTCTTTGTTAAAGTCCACAGCCTGAGTGACATTACCTACACTCATAAAGTTTTTTACGGTTAAGTCTTGTATTTTAATCATGTTAGCTCGTTGTATATGTCTAATAGTAGTTTTTTGTTGAACTGTTCGCTGTCGATTGCTTGTATTTCGTTGCTTACAATCTGATCTACACTTTCAAACTGTTCAATATCGAGGTCAGTTGTAATATCTTCGATGTTCTTGTTTGGAATAAGTGTTATTTCTCTGCAACTATATGCTTCCATAAAGGTTTCTTTGATAAAGGTTGCTTCTTCGTAGCTGATATCAATGTCAAGTGTAACTCTAAGGTACATGTTTGGCTTGATAAGTGTATCCTTCTCGTCGATCAGCTTAGATAGCTTGACTGTACGGTACTTAGGACACTCTGCCCAATCGAGGTACAATGGTTCTGCATCATTCTCTTTGTCCAGTATCATCATGCCACGTGCATCGTCCCACGCATCAGCGTAGTTGTGCGGAAAAGCATTGCCGATATAGTGTACCTTGCCTTGTTTCTGACGCTTGTGGAAGTGTCCGCTGAATACATACTCTTGATTCTTGAAGTGTTCAGCTTTTAGTTCTCCGTGGTCGGGCATTTGTACCATAGCGTTCATATAGAACGATGGGAGTTCGAAGTGACCAAACAAGTATTTTGCTTTTAACTTTTCGATCTTCTTCCACTCATCGCCGACTAACCACGGGACCAGTGCAACATCGTCTTGGACCATCATCTGATCTATTACGGTAATGCCTGGTATGTGTCTTGCAAACTCAGTTGAACTGATATCACGCTTGTCTTTGTAGTACAAATCGTGGTTACCAGCAAACATATAGAAGTTATCAAAGGCTGCACCTAGTTTTTCTAGTAGCCTAATGGTTGTATCCATGGTTGTAAGGTTAAGACTGTTGCGATTATGGTGCCAGTCACCACAAAACAATCCAGTTTCACATCCGTGAGCCTTGGCTTGTTCAATATACCAATCAATATAGTCCTCGCAGTCCTGATTATGGACTCGACTGTTGCCTTTCATACCTAAATGTATGTCAGTAAACACCGCTGCTTTGTTAAACAAGAATATTCTCCATTTCCTGTATATTATAAACTAGATTTTTAGGAAGATCAACCTTTATTTTTTAGTTGCACTCTCTTCACGCTTTACAGCAGCCTCCCATTCGCCTGCATGTAGTCTAGTATGACTAGGATTCATGTCATTCATCTCTAAAATGTCATCTCTTATGTTCTGCGCACGTTTTTCAATGTTAATCACACGCACAAACGAGTTAGTAACCACAGCAGTGTAGTATGCAAACGGATTGTTAGACTTTGCTTCGTCAAACTGTAGTCCAATCTGCGACAGTTGTAGTATTGCCTGGCCTTTCATTTCGTCATTGTAAGTATATCCACGCACATTACCACGGGTAGCATAACGATCAACAAGTTTTAACCACATCATAGCAAGTTTATTGGTCGCCATGCCGTGTCCTTTGTTAAAATATCCGTTTTCCATGCCACCTTCCCAGTGACTTTTGCCTACACATACTAGATTATCATCGTCATCAAACTTATAGTGCTGAAATGGAGGAAAGTTTAGCTTGGTTTTGTGATCTGCAACTGTTTTAGGGTTCTTTTTACGTCCAGGCTCTTCTGGAATATGATCAAATGTCATAATACGAAAGATTAGTTCGTTTTTTTCAATCTTTCTATAATCTACTGAAAACTCTGCCATCTTTACCTTTTTGCCAGCAGCCTTTGCAGCTTCGTATGCACGAGATCCTTGCAGTTTTGCTTTGTTTCTTTTTGCTTCGGCAATAGTTCTTATGTTGATTTTATCTACACTGGGCAAAATAATATCATAATCAGCATGTTCTGGTGCAATGTAACTACAAAATGTAGCCTTACTTCGGTGTATCTCCAACAACATGTCTTTGTTATTAAGATAGTTTACTTTTCTAGCCATTTATCGACTCCTTTAACTTATTATAATATACATACATTATTTTGTCAACTAAATAGTAGTGTAGGAGTTTACAATGACAAACAATCCAAATCAATCAGTACCAAACACAGTTGGTACTAGAAATCTTAATAACACGTTCTTTGCAAATCGATCAAATGTTGGCAAATCGATACGTTCAAGAAGTTTACCTCCAGGCGCAGAACCTGATAGAGGCTCTGCAACAACTGCACGGTTTGCTCCAACAAACGATTCAGTTCCAGATTGGCGAGTCAAGATAAAAGTTCCTACAATATCATCTTATAGATATAGTCCTATATTAGCTCCTTTAGCACAAACAGATTGGTATGCCGTTTTTCCTGTTACTCCAACAATAAACCTTGTATCATCGGCAGCATATGAGGAAATGGCTCCTACACATAGTAATTATCCTTTTCCGCAATATGTTAACAGTAGACATGACGATATAACTGTCACTGGAAGATTTCCAGTACAGTCTGAAGAAGATGGAATGTATTGGGTTGCTTGTGTTCACTTGTTTAGAAGTCTCACCAAGATGTTTTATGGTGAAAGTAGTGAAAAAGGTTCACCACCACCTGTTGTAAAACTAAGTGGATATGGAGATTATGTTTTAAACAATGTACCGGTTGTAGTCACACAGTTTAGTTTTGATTTAGCTGATGAAATTGATTATATCAAAGTAAATACAGGCGCATTTGGAGAATATTCTTCAACTTATCAAATGGTTCCAACAAATAGTATGCTTTCGATAGGTTTAAAACCAACATACAGTCGAAGCAAAGTATCAAGCTTCAATATGGATCAGTTTATCACTGGTAATATAGCAAATAAAGGATTTATCTAATGGCAAACTATGGAAAAACTAGTCCTTACGGAAATACAAAACTTACAACCAGCGGAGAGTTAGGTTTCTTCTCTATTAGACCAGTTCCAGCAGAAGATGACGATATTCTTTACACTATTGAGCCTCAATATTCACACCGTCCTGACTTGTTAGCATATGATTTGTATAATACATCAAAGTTATGGTGGGTTTTTGCTCAAAGAAATATGGATACAATAAAGGATCCTGTATTTGATTTTGAAGCTGGCACTAAAATATTTTTACCTAAGAAATCAAAGTTAAAAACAGAGTTAGGAATCTAATGTCTATCGAAACAAACAGTCTACATCAGTTTTCTAGTTTTAATACTATTTTTACAATGTCTTGTTTAACAAGAGATGAGATTGCAGTACCTAATGAAACATATAGAGCATATGGTCCTCAAAATGTTATTCTTAGAAGCGGCGGCGGTGCCGGCGATAACAAAGTTACGACTGAATATGAAGATATTATAGGCGGCAAGCTAGAATACTTTATTGATAATGTTAATATTGAAGCATTGTGTGTTCCAAACTCAAAATCACGCAGTACAAATGCTACATTCATAACATTTACTGTTGACGAACCATATAGTATGGGATTATTCTTACAAACTTGTCAAATAGCTGCAACTATTAGCGGATATCAAAACTATGCTAATGCTCCGTTTATGTTATCAATGGAGTTTATAGGGTACGATGACGACGGAGATGTTATTGTTACAGAATCAGGATTAAATCTTCGTAGAGATGTTCCAATAAAACTAACAAACATAGAGTTTGATGTAAATCAAGGTGGCACAACTTACACAGTTGAAGCACTACCGTGGAATGAACAAGCATATCTTGATGATGCAACTGCAAGTCCAGTTGATATAGCATTAACAGGCAACACTGTAGAAAAACTACTACAAAGCGGTGAACAAAGTTTAACAACTATTATCAATGGGCACTACGAAGAACTAAGAAAATCAAATCAACTAGCAGAAGCTTCAGAAATAGTTATTACATTTCCAAAAGATATTGCTTCTAGCGGAAATCCTGCAAGAATACCAAATACAACTGATGCAGGCGCCACAACTAAATCTCGAGGCGGCGGCGGCGGAGGCGGCGGCAGCAAAGGTGGCGGATTATTCGGTGCTGTAGCAGCCGGAGTAGTTGGCGGCGTTATTGGCGGCCTAGCAAACGGCAATAGTTTAAAAAATAGTTTTCAAAACAGTGCAGCAGGAGCAGTTGCTGGAGCATTAGGAGGATCTATTAGCGGCATAGGCGGCGCAGCTGGAGGATTGTTAGGTGGATTAGCTGGCGGCCTAGACAAAAGTCTTGGAGGATTGTTAGCAAACTTTAAATCGGGTAATGTGCAAGGATTGTTTGAAAACATTAGTGGGTTTTTAGGAGCGCAAGCGCCTCAAAACTTTGAAGCATTTTTAAGTATGATAACAGGACAAATATTAACAAAAAGCAGCATCGGTGAACAGCTATCATCGATAGCACAAGACCCAACTAGTTTGAACAATCTTGGAAAAGCACGTATCATTGAAGGTGCTGAAGAAAGTGGAACAGTACCAATGCCACAAACTGGTCAAGTTTATGACAAAAAAAATAAAGTTATGACTCGTGCTAAAAATACTGTTAGTAATGATGAAAGAGTTTTTAGCTATAGTTCGGGTACATCAATATTAAGAATCATCGAAGATGTAATATTAACAAGCGACTGGGGCAAATCTATAAAAGAACGAGCACCTGATGCAAACGGAATGGTTCCGTGGTTTAGAATAGATGCAGAAAGTTACCTAAAACCAAATGCACAACAGGAAAATGTATTCGGCGAAGATGCAAAAGTAAATCATTATAAAGTTGTAGAGTATATGGTGCATAGTAGTCACTTTCAGAACGCTGGAGCAGCAGGTGTAGATTACAACAGTCTAAGACAAAATGCAAAAAAAGAATACAACTATATCTATAGTGGAGAAAATACTGATATTGTTCGTTTTGATATAAACTTTAGAGCAGCATTCTTTCAATTTATACAACCTGACAGCGGCCAGTTAAGCATTGATGCAAAAACTGGTGGCACACAGTTTAATCTTACTGAACAAAAGCCGAGTCAGTTAGGATTGAACATCCAGCCTTCGGGCGCAAATAGTTCAACTGGTTTAACCACACAAGCATTTGTAAATTCAAGCAGCACACAAGGTAGCGGCGGAGCTGGGATTGATAATAGTAAGATTAGATGGGCACGTAAGTTTCATGATCAGATATTAGGCAACGGTAGTGTTGACTTAGTCGAAGTTAAACTTGAAATATTCGGTGATCCTTATTTTATAGTTGACAGTGGAATGGGCAACTGGACAGATCAACCAGGAGATCTAAACACTACAGCAGGAGGCCAGGTTGATTATCAACGTAGTGAAGTTGATGTTATATTGAATTTTAGAACTCCGATTGATTACAATCCAGATACCGGAGGAATGATTTACCCAGAAAATACAGTTCCTGTATCTCAGTTTAATGGATTATATAGAGTAACTGCTATTGAAAACAAAATTCAACGAAATCGTTTCACACAAGAGCTTACATTGCTAAGACGTCGAGGCCAGCCCGAAGATACTAGAACATCGGGAACATCGGATCAAGCAAACAAAGTACAAGATGCTAACAAAGCAAGTCAATTAAACACAGGATTTAATAGTTAAATGCAAAACAATGGACCAATAAAAGCAGAACAAACAAGATCAGTTGATAACGGACAACCTGCTCCTAAGCCCGGCCCATATTTGGCTAGAGTTATTAAACATGCCGATCCTTTGTATCTCGGAGCACTAGAAGTTGAACTTTTAAAAATAAGTGAAGCAGGAACAGCTGGAGAAACCTTAGGTCAAACGTCGATAGTTTATTATGCAAGTCCATTTTATGGAGTTACAGGTGCTCAACATTTAGGAAAAAACGATACGTATTCAAATACACAAAAAAGTTATGGATTTTGGGCCATTCCGCCAGACCCAGGCACATTAGTATTGTGTACATTTGTAGAAGGAAGCAGAGAGTTTGGTTATTGGTTTGGATGTGTACCTGAAAGAGGTATGACATTTATGTTGCCTGGCGGCCAGCCTAGTACAGAACAAACCAGCGGCCCAGTACCAAAAGAATTAAAAGGTAAAAAACTACCAGTTGGCGAATACAACAAAAAAATAACAAAAATACAAACCAATAATCCTGTAAAATACAAAAGACCTGTTAATGAAGATTTTATCAATCAACTAAAAGAACAAGGATTAGTTGAAGATGATATTAGAGGAATAACAACTAGTAGTGCGCAACGTGAATTTCCTAGTGCAGTACTTGGATTAAGTAGTCCGGGCCCTGTTGACAAGCGTGGAGGATCACCGCAAGGCAGAATAGGTTTAAAAGAAAGCCAAGCAACAGTGCATGTAAACCGTTTAGGAAGTAGTAGTTTTGTTATTGATGACGGTGACGACAAACTTATACGAGAAGGATCTCCTGAAGATACTCCTTACAAATACATAAACAAAGAAGCAAGCGAAACTGGCGGCGATGTTACACGCCCTGCAAACGAAATGATACGATTTAGAACACGTACTGGTGCACAAATAATGATCAACACCAGTGAAGATCTAATCTATATCAATAACAGCAGAGGAACAGCATGGATTGAAATGTCAAGTAATGGCAAACTTGATGTTTATGCTAAAGATAGTATTAGTTTTCATACAGAAACAGATTTCAACTTTGTAGCAGATAGAGATATAAATTTTGAAGCCGGCAGAAACATCAATATGATTGTAAATGAAAGCATATATCAAAGTGCTGCTGTTAATTGGGAAGTATTAGTAGGTGTTGATGGCAAAATTTCAACATTAGGTAACACACATATAAACAGTGCAGTCGGTGTAAACATTACGTCAGCAGCCGCTAGTAACTTCAAGTCCGGTGCTGAAACAAAAGTAACAGCCGGAGGTGACTTTAGTATTGGTGCAACAAACACAACAATATCAGGCGGTGATATACATCTCAACGGGCCTGCTGCACCGGAAGCAGAAGAAGCAGAAGTATCGATAAAAGCCAAGTTCCCGCAGCGTGTTCCGCAACACGAACCATGGCAAGGCCACGAAAACTGGAACCCACTAGAAACAGCACCAGATAAAACAGAAGCAGTTGATACAGAAAGCCAAGACCTTCATATGGATGAACGTCCAGTACACACCGATAGAACACCAATGAACGAGCTAGGAAAAGAGGAATAAATACTACTAGGAGGGCAGTATGGTAGCATTTGCAATAAACAACTCTCAGTTGACTGAGCCTATTGTTAGAGAATCAATATCTCGAGGGGTGCAGGGAATAAATCAAGCATTAGCTAATGCACCATTGCCTACAGTAGCACTTGTTGGCGGCATAGCCGGCGGCATACAGTCTGGTAATATAGAAGGTGCGCTTCAAGGCGCAGCAGGAGCAGTATTTGGGTCAATATCAGGACAACTAGCTGGCGCAGCAGGTGCACTACAAGGTATTTCAAACCCGGCTGCATTTGTTGAAAACTTAGGATTTGTTAGTCCTGCTACTCTTGCAGCTGGTAATATTCCTGCTATTGCTGGTATAAGAGTACCTGGCGGAAATTTTGGTGCTCCTACTGGTAGTTCTTCTGTTACTAATACCTACGCTGGCGGAACAAACGCAGCTAATCCAGCAGAGGTTAGAACAGAAATACAAGATGCAACTACTAACACAGTTGATTACATAAAAGATAGTTTTTTACAAGGCCTACAAGGCGGATTAAGTAGTATAGCAGGATCAGCACTTGGAGGAATACTAGGAAAACTTCCTGGTGTAATGGGTAACTTACTATCAAGTACAGGATTGTCCGGTGCATTAGGAAGTGCTTTAGGAGCTATCGATGGTGCTATAGGAAATGCACTTGGAGCAGTATCTGGCGCATTAGGAGATATGGCCGGAAAACTAGCAGGCGGGTTAGGAGCAGCTATTTCAGGCATACCAGGAGTAGGCCCAGTGTTTGATCAGTTTAGTCGTGGTGTTGGTGATTTTACAAAAAATCTTTCAGGAGCACTAAACAGTTTACCACCTGATTTACAAAAAGTATTAGGCGGCGCCGCTGCACAAGTAGGAGCAAATCTAGTTGGAAAAATATTCAATAAGCCGAGAGTTACTAGCAAAGCAGGCAAACAAATAGCCAACGATATTATATTCAATGATAATCCAGTAGGTCAACTTAATAACATGGCAAGTTTAGCCAAACAAATAGATAAGAAAACATTTAAAACAACAAACGATCCTACATTTGCAAATGTAGCAACTGCTTGTAAAAGATGTGCTAAAAAGTTTGGAACTAAACTTGTTAAAAAGAACAATGGATACGGAATAAGTATTGAAGAAAAAGCAAAAGAAGATACGATATTAGGTATTGTAGTAGACGGACAAGTTTTTAAAATAGGATCATACGATTTTGACAGAATAGTAGAGTTGAATCCTAGTAACAGATCTGCCGAACTAATAAAATTACCTGCCGAAAGCCAAGCCGCATTCAACTATATGATAGCAAGATAAATACGTTATGGCTACAAATGAAAAACCCTTATACAAAAATGTAACAGTATCAAACGATATTACTAGTCCTCCTGTGGTTTCCAAACAATACAGAGGAGTTAGCACAGTAGCTAATCCTAAAGGATTTAACTTGTATGATATTAGTATAATCAAGCAGGATATTATAAATCATTTCCATATTCGTCAAGGTGAAAAACTTGAGAATCCAGAGTTTGGAACTATTATATGGGATGTGTTGTTTGAACCATTTACTGATGACTTAAAACAACTTATTATTGAAGATGTAACAGAAATAGTCAACTACGATCCAAGAGTTAATGTTGATAGTGTAATCGTTGACAGTTACGAAAGCGGTATACAGATTGACTGTTCGTTGACTTACATTCCTTACAGCATTAGCGAAAGTATGCGTATAAAGTTTGATCAAGACAACGGATTAATTTAAAGTACGCAGTTTTTTACTTCAGGTAAATATACTATAAAGTGAGGAACCGCGAATGTCAACGACAGATAGGCAAAACAGACTTCTACTAGCTGAAGACTGGAAAACAATATATCAAAGTTTTAGATACGCAGATTTCCAAAGTTACGACTTTGATAATCTACGCAGAACTATGATTACATATATCCGTGAAAACTATCCAGAAGATTTTAATGATTATATCGAATCCAGTGAATATCTTGCACTTATTGATCTTATTGCATTTCTAGGACAAAACCTTGCTTTCCGTACTGACCTAAATGCTAGAGAAAACTTTATTGAAACTGCTGACCGTAGAGAAAGTATTCTCCGTTTGGCAAGGCTTATTAGTTATAATGCAAATAGAAATATTCCAGCCAACGGATTATTAAAAATTGAAAGTGTTAGTACCACAGAGGATGTAGTCGATGCTAATAACAACAATTTGTCTAATCAAAGTATTATTTGGAATGATCCTACTAACTCGGATTGGTACGAACAGTTTATTAAGATTATGAATGCTGCGTTGCCAGCAAACTCAACATTTGGCCGCCCTATTAAAAAAGCTATTGTAAATGGCGTAACAACTGAACAATATAGATTTAGTGCAAATAATACAGGGTTGCCTATATATAGTTTTACAAAAAACATAGATGACACCTCACGCAAGTTTGAAATTGTTAGTACTAATATTGATACAGATACTACAACAATATACGAAGAAGAACCGTTTCCTGGAAATAAACTAGCATTTTTATATAGAGACAACGGCCAAGGTGCAGGAAGTTCAAACAGTGGATTTTTTATGCACTTTAGACAAGGTAGTATACAAGAGAATACATTCTCTATATTAAATCCTGTTCCAAATACAACTGTAAACATTGACAGCGATAACATCAACAACAGTGATGTTTGGCTTTACAAGTTAGACAGCAACGGAAACGAAGAAGCGTTATGGCAAAAAGTTGAAAGCACAGAAGGTAATAACATTGTTTACAACAGTGTTACCAAAGGTGTTCGTGATTTGTATAGTGTTCTAAGTCGTGTAAGCGATAGAATAAGTCTTGTGTTTAGTGACGGAACTTTTGGAACATTACCAAAGGGCGATTTTAAAGTTTATTATAGAATATCAGCAAATGCACAGTTTAATATAAATCCAGCTGATATGACAGGAATACAAATTCAAGTTCCTTACATTAGTAAAAATAACTCAGCAGAAACACTTAACATAGTTTTAGAACTACAATCAGTTGTTTCAAATGCAGATCAATCAGAAACTAATGAAAGTATTCAAACAAATGCACCTAGTACATATTACACACAAAATCGTTTGATAACTGGCGAAGATTATAATATTGGACCTTTGGGTGTAAGCCAACAGATTATTAAAACAAAAAGTGTAAACAGAACAAGTAGTGGTATTAGTAGATATTACGATTTACGTGATGCAACTGGAAAGTACAGTAACACTTTGATGTTTGGCGATGACGGAAGTATTTTTACAGAAGAACTTACAAACAAATTTAGTTTTAACTTTGTTTCAAAAACAGACATTGAAGCAGTTATTAATAATCGAGTATTAGAAATAATAAAGAATACACAAACTAAAAACTTTTATTATAAAAACTTTAGTAGAAATGCAAGTATTGTTGATTTAAACTATACATGGAATGCCACAACAAATGAAACAAATCAAAGTAGTGGACTATTCCAAGATCAGTTTTCTATACCAGTTGCAGTATCAAGTTTTACTGCTACAACAATGAAGTTTGTTGCTGCTGGAAGTTTGGTTAAGTTTACTCCTCCAGCAGGATATCATTACGACAAAAACAATAAACTGGTCTTAGGAGAAGTATCTGCACTAGGTGATAAAGAATATATATGGACTAAAATTATAAGTGTATATGAGAATGGAACAATAGGTAATGTTGATAGTACATTAGGACCTATTATATTAAATGATGAAGTTCCTAGTACTAGTAAACTTTCAGAAATTATTCCGGTATTAAATAATACTATTGTAAATGATACATTATCACAAATGGTTGATCAGGCATTTGCATTTAAAACATTTGGATTGCGTTATGATGTTGAAACAACCAACTGGAAAGTTATTACAAACAGCAATCTTGATACAACCAGTGTATTTGATACTGGAAAAACTGGAGATGCTACTGGCACAAATCAAGATGCTAGTTGGATTTTCTTATTTGAAACTGATGGTGAAAAATATACAGTAACTAGCCGTGCTGTAAGATATGTATTCGAAAGTGACAAACAAATACGTTTTTACTTTGATGGCAATGATCGTATATACGATAGTAAAGTTGGTAAGATTGTTACTGATAGTATTAGTATTTTAAGTAATAATAATAAGCCTGATTTATTAACACCGTTTAACCAAGATTGGAAGTGGCAAGTTGTTAAAGAATACAGAAGTGCAGATGGGTATGTAGATAGTAAAAAACTAGAAATAGGATTTACTGATAGTGATGCCGATGGAGTGATTGACGATCCTGATCTATTTACAAATATTGTTGCACCTGCTTATTTGCCAGACACAAAATATATATTTTCTAAAAAGTTTGAAAAAAATGATGTCGAAACTTATGAATATGTTAGTGCCGCAGCAGAAAATATTGTAGTAAAACAAACTGAAGCAGCAATCGGAGCATACAGTTCGTATGATGCTGCAACAATATTTTATATTAGTAGTACTGATGTATTTAAAAAGTTTAATGCACTACAAACAGGATTAGAACTATCCATTGATTACAAAGCATACAAAGGCAGAGATAATATTAGATTTGATTACAGACATGCCGCTGCCGAAAATCGTCGCATTGATCCAAGTAGTAGTAACATTATTGACTTGTATATTTTAACAAAATCTTATGATATTGAATATAGAAAATATCTCAAAGGCGATATTACAACTAAGCCATTGCCACCTAGTAGTGATTCACTGTTTTTAGATTTTGGCAATGATATTAAAAAGATTAAATCAATCAGTGATGAAGTAATATATCATCCTGTAAAATATAAATCTTTATTTGGTTCTGAAAGTGATACTGATGTGCAAGCAACATTTAAAATAGTAAAAAATACAAATCGTGTTGTAAATGACAATGATATAAAATCACGAGTTGTTGATAGTATCAACGAGTTCTTTGCATTAGAAAACTGGGACTTTGGCGAAACATTTTATTTTAGTGAATTAGCAGCATATATTATGAAGCAAACTGCACCTGATATAAGTAGTATTGTTCTAGTACCAAAAAGTGAAACACAATCGTTTGGCAGTATGTACGAACTAAAAAGTGAAAATGACGAAATATTGATTAGTAGTGCAAGTGTTAGTGATATTGAAGTTATTGATAGTATTACTGCATCAAGACTTAAAGCAACTGCAAATGTTATTACAAGTAACGAAGTTTTAAACACAGGCGTTCAAAGTACAACAACTTCGACAACCACCATTACTGAAGGAAATAATTACTAATGTCATACAATGATGATCAAAATGAATATCCTGTACCTGGAAGTTCTAGTGCAAAGAGAACTTCGGCTTCTTTGCTTCCAAGATATTTTAGAACTAATGCAAATAAAAAGTTTTTAGGTAGTACAGTTGATCAGTTAACCAACCCAGGTGTTGTCGAAAAGATTAACGGATTTGTTGGAAGTAGAACTGCTAAAGCAGTTACTACTCAAGATAGTTATATTAGTGATATTAACTCTAACAGAGAAAACTATCAGTTAGAACCGTTTGCTATTGTTCAGGATAATCTTGGAAATGTAGAGTTTGATGCTGATTATGTAGATATACTAGGACAGATAAGTGCGTTCGGCGGCAATATCAAAAATCACGACAAACTTTTTGCTCAAGAGTTTTATGCTTGGAACCCACATATTGATTTTGATAAGTTTACTAACTTTAGAGAATACTACTGGCTACCTAACGGCCCGCAGGAAGTTCCTATTAGAGGACAGGGTAGACAAGTAGTTAGTACATTTACTATTGAAACTGTTGTTGACGATGATAATACAGCCTATGTATTTTCGCCTGATGGAGTAACACGTAATAAAAGTATAAAGTTGTTTAGAGGTCAAACATATAGATTTGAAGTTAACGTTCCAGGCCATCCTATTAGTTTTGCAACAAGCAGACAGAAAAAAGTTGAATATTCAAAAGATAGTACATTAGTTAGTACATTGTACCGAGAAGGTGTTGTACTAACACATGAAAATGTAGACGACACATTGATAAATCCACAAGATTATTTAGAAGATGGATTTATTGAAAACGGCGTCATTGAATTTACAGTACCAGGAGACGCTCCTGAAAATCTTTATTATGTTAGTCAAAACGATATTGACAACAGTGGTGTGTTTAATGTATACGACATTGAAGAAAATAGTGACATAAATGTAGACGAAGAAATCATAGGCAAAAAAACATACACAACTATCAACGGTTGGAATATGTCAAATGGCATGAAAGTGTATTTTCAAGGCAATGTAACGCCAGCAACATATGCACAAGGACTATACTATGTTGAAGGAGTAGGCACATCTATCAAACTAGTTCCAGTTAGTGACCTTGAAGTGCCGGCTATATTTACACAAGACACACAAGTACCGTTTGATGTAAACGGATTTGACCGTGTTCCTTGGAGTAATGCTAGAAGTTATGCAGGATACAAGGATTATATTTGTATAAACAGAAGAGACACTAGTAGAAATGCATGGGCAAGATACAATCGCTGGTTCCATAAATCTGTTATTGAAAAAAGTGCAAATATTAATAATCAACCAATCGAGCTAGATCAGACAGCACGAGCTAAACGTCCTATTATTGAGTTTGAACCAAATCTACGTTTGTGGAATCACGGCAATACAGCTAAACTTAATGTTGATTTAGTTGATACATTTACAAAAGATGCATTTAGCACAATCGAAGGCACTGCCGGATACAACATTGATGGAATAGATTTAGTTGAAGGAATGCGTATACTGTTTGTGGCAGATACAGATAGTTTAGTAAAAGATAAAATATTTGAAGTCAAGTTTATTACTCATACAAACACCACTCAAATAAGTTTGATTGAAACAACTGATACTAACCCTGTTCTAAATCAAACCGTACTAGTCAAAAACGGTGTAAAAAATGCTGGAAAAATGTATTGGTATGACACAACTGGATGGAAACTAGCTCAAGATAAAATAGGTTTAAATCAAGCACCAAAGTTTGATTTGTTTGACAGCAACGGAAACAGCCTCGGAGATAATACAGTTTATGACAGTACAGATTTTGCTGGAAACAGACTTTTTAGTTATAGAGTCGGCGAAGGTGCTAATGATACCGAACTTGGATTTCCTCTTACATACAAAAACTTTGTAAATATTGGCGACATTGTTTTTGATTTTGCATTGCTTGCAGAAGATTACAAATACAAAGTTAATAATATTTTTACAACTATAAGCAGTGATGTTTTCTTTTTACAAGAATATAATAATCAAGTTATATCTTATACTAATGCTTGGAAAAAAGCAAATATAAAAAGCAGTCAATATGTTATAAGAAAATACACAGGCGAAGATTATACAAATAGATTTCCAGTCGATGTTTACAATAATAGTGCTGAGTTAACTGATTTAGAAATCAAAGTATATGTTAACAATGAATATAAACCTGATTACCAAATAGTCAATGAAAATAAAACAACCAAAGTTGTACTTTCTAAGGATATTGGGTTTACTGATATTGTTGTTATTAAAACCAAAAGCTCGGCAAACAAAAATGACAATGGTTATTATGAGATTCCTCATAACTTTGAAAGAAACCCGTCTAATAAAAATATTACAGAGTTTACACTAGGCGAAGTAAATGATCATGTTGAAGGACTTGTTTCTGAGGTTGCAGCATTTTCAGGAGTTCAACCTGGCTTAAACAATCTAAGAGATTTAGGCCCAGTTACCAAATATGGTAGAAAGTTTGTTCAACACAGCGGACCTCTAAATCTATCACTTTATCATCTGGTTAATAAAAACTCAAATGTTGTTGCAGCTATTAGATATGCACTAAATGAATATACCAAGTTTAAAAGACAGTTTTTACAAACTGCAACTGAAACATCATTTAACGGAACAGTAAAAGAATATGTTGATTTTATCTTCAATGAGATTAATAGTACCAAGACTACAACTACTCCGTTTTACAGTACTGATATGGCAGCCACTGGCGGCAGCAAAAAGATTGAATATGAAATACTTGATAGTAGATTAACAGTTTATGCTCTCTCAACAGTTTTTAATAAATCGGCTATCAGTAATAAAGCATTGTATGTGTATTTAAATAATCAACAACTTGTGTTTAATAGAGATTATACATTTACTGGAACCGGATTTGTAGACATTTCTGCAACACTGACCGATGGCGATATATTAACTATACACGAATACGATAATACTGAAGGTAGTTTTATTCCACCAACACCTACAAAAATAGGTATGTTCCCGGCATACGTTCCTGAAATATTTATTGACTCAAGTTATCAAACTCCACAAAAAGTTATTAGAGGACACGACGGCAGTATTACACTTGCTTATGATGATTATAGAGACGATCTGATTTTAGAAATGGAAAAGCGTATTTTTAATAATCTAAAAGTTGATTACAATCCAGACATATTTGACATAAACGACATTGTCGGAGGTGTTGATAGAAATACAAAGATTACATCACAAGAAATCAATAATATTATTATCAAAGATTTTATTGACTGGACCAATATTGCTAAGATTTCAGATTATACTAAAAATGACTTTATAGTACAAGGTGAAAGTTTTACTTATAACTACACTGGAAGTACAAATGACCGAAACGAAGCAGTACCAGGATTTTGGAGAGGCATTTACAGACAAGCATTTGATACTGATCGGCCACACACACATCCGTGGGAAATGTTGGGTTATGGAATACAACCAACTTGGTGGGAAAGTGTTTATGGACCTGCACCTTATACAAACAACAACTTGATACTTTGGACTGATTTACAGAATGGAGTTATTAGAGAACCTGGTAAAACAGTACTAAGAAACAAAAAATATATTAGACACAACTTATTAAAACATATTCCAGTCAACGAAAACGGACAGTTAGTATCGCCTTTAGAAAGCGGATATGTAAGTAACTTCAGTTATGCATCGCAAAGTCAAAACTTATTTAAGTTTGGCGACGAAGCACCAACTGAAGCAGCATGGAGAAGAAGTAGCGGATATCCGTTTAGTTTGATGATTGCTGCTTTGATAACACGCCCTGCACACACAATGGGTATTGGATTTGATAGAAGTAGAATTCAACGCGATATTGCTGGAAACTTGGTTTATACTGCTACAAATAAAAGAATAACCACAACAGATTTGATATTTCCTAAGATAAAAAATGCTGTAAGTGCAGGATTTTTAAACTATATTAGTGAATATATCAATGCAGACTCGTTGTATCCATATACTACATATGTGAATAATCTAAAACTATTAAGCAATAAAATAGGATTTAAACTTGCTGGCTTTGCTGAAAAGAACAAACTAAAACTAGTATTGGATAGTAAGACTCCGTTAAACAAAGGAAATATATTTGTACCTGATGAAAACTATAATATTGTTTTGAGAACTTCTAGTCCTCAAGATGTAGCAACTTATAGCGGTGTAATAGTTGAAAGAACTGCAAAAGGATATCGCATAAGTGGATATGATAAAGATCTTCCATCTTTTAAATACCGTAATCCAAGAGAAAATGCAAATGATCCGTTTGTAAACATTGGAGGAATAAGCGAAAGTTATATACAGTGGACTGAAAACAAGTTTTTAGTTGCTGGCAAACTTGTAGAATACAACGATAGATATTATAGAGTAAATGCAAACCATACAACTGGAACAGATTTTAATTTGAGTCTGTACACTCCATTGCCGAGTCTACCTGAAAATGGCGGCAGAGGCGCTTATTTTAGAAAGTCATTTACCAATGAAATACTAACACTTGATTACGGAACAATATTAAATGATGAACAACAAGTGGTTAACTTTCTTTTGGGCTATCAACAATATTTAAAAGATATTGGATTTAAGTTTGAATATTTTAATAAAGCAACCGAATCTGTTGAAAACTGGCAACTAGCATGTAAAGAGTTTTTGTTTTGGATAACACAAAACTGGGCAAACACTAGCACATTAACATTATCACCATTAGCAAATCAAGTTGAGTTTGAAAAAGACTTTTATGTAGTTGATAATATACATAGCAATCTTTATGGATTTGCAGTATTAAATGAAAACGGAAATGTGATTAGTAAAAACCGTTCTAGTATTTACAGAGACAACACCAACAGATTTAGTTTAACATCAGAGGATGACGGAATATATCTTCTCAAACTACCGCTGATACAAAAAGAACATCTTGTGTTAGTTGATAACACAACAGTATTCAACGATACAATCTATGTACCTGAAACAGGATACAGACAAGAGCGGTTGAAAGTTGTTGGATATAGAACAGACGATTGGAATGGTAGTTTAAATATTCCAGGATTTATATACGATGACGCTAAAGTTACTGAATGGACCAGCTATAAAGATTATAAAACTGCAGAACTAGTAAAATACAAAGAGTTTTATTATGCAGCTAGATTTACACACAGTGGCACACAAGATTTCATTTATGGAAACTGGAGCAGATTAGATAGTAAACCTGTAAGTGAATTAAAACCAAACTGGGATTATAGAGCAAATCAGTTTGCAGATTTTTATGATTTAGATACAGATAACTTTGATAGTGAACAACAAAGATTGGCTCAGCATCTTATCGGATATCAAAAGCGTGAATATCTTGCTAATATTATTCAAGACGATGTTAGTCAATACAAGTTCTATCAGGGATTTATACAAGACAAAGGTACATCAAATGCTGTTACAAAGCTATTTGACAAACTTGGTTCAGCAGATTCCGATAGTGTTGAACTGTATGAAGAATGGGCAATACGTGTTGGTAGATACGGTGCAACCACAAGTTACGACGAAGTTGAATTTAAGCTAGACGAAAGCCAGTTTAGAATAGAGCCACAACTTGTAGAGTTTGTTGAAACAGTAGATTCAACACGCACAGATTTGGTTTATCAATATCCGAGAAAAGATGTATATCTTTCTCCAACTGATTATGCACATACATCTTTGCCATTAACATCTGGTAGTGCAGAATACACTAAAACTGCCGGGTATGTTAAACTAGACCAAGTAAACTTTTTAACAACTACAAAAAATGATATATTGGTTCTAGATATCGATAGTGTTGATATTGGAAGTTACATATGGGTACCAAAAGATTCTCAATCGTGGAATGTTTACAAGCATGTTGTATCTCCGGTATCTATTCAGTCTATTGAAAAAACACAGCTAGGATTTAAAGCAAACTTTAGTAAGCCTATTACATTTGCAGAAGGTGATATTGTTGGATTTAATAATGTCAATGGAGAAGTTAATGGCTTTTGGATTGTACAAAATATTGGATATACTGATTTTGAAATACAACTGGATAACCCAATAACCGAAGACTTTATTGACTTGTCAGACAGTACTATTGGAATAGTATCAGAACTATCGTCACGCAGAGTATCGTCACCTGAGGGTATAAACAATATTACAAAACTTTACGATTTAGACGATAATGACAGAGTATGGATTGACGATATTGGCACTGGAACATTTGGAGTATACGATAGTGATATTATACGTAGCTTTAAACAAAGTATTGTAGCACCCGAAACTGGTAGTAGAGAGTTTGGATCTGATTTAGCTGTTAGTAACAACAATACTACTTTGGCAGTTGGAACACCAGACATAGACGATGGCAAAGTTTATATATACACTCGTGGAAGTGAAGCTAGTGCATTTACACTAAAGCAAACATTAGAACCATTATCTAATCATCATGATGCAGGTGCATTTGGTACAAGTGTTGAAATAACAGACAACGGACAATATTTGTATGTTGGTGCGCCAACTGCTGCAAATGTTAAAACAAGATACAAGGGTGTATTTACTGAAGGCGAAAGTTATCTAGCTGGAGACTATGTAAGTCAGCGAGGAACACTATGGAGAGCTCTAGTTGATGTTACAGCAGAAAGTAGTACTATTAATCTATTAAGCCAAGATTGGGAACTAGCAGATCTAATAGTTACAGATACTTCTGGAGCAAGTCTTGGATATGCAAATCAAGGTGTGGTTTACATTTATAAAAAACTTATCGATGGATCATTTACTTTAGTTGATATTATTTTAAGTCCAGAGCCGTCAACAAACGAACAGTTTGGTATTGCAATCAAATCAGCTTCACCAAGCGATTTCCAACACAACATTATTATTAGAAGTTTAAAAGATAACGGCCGTGTTTATTTTGTTAACAACAAAGGTCAATCTAATGTAACATCTTATGCATATTCAAGAGATTCAAACTACAAAGGCGAATGGGAAAGTATTTCAAAATATATTCCTAACAATATTGTTTATTATGAAGGCGAACTTCGTCAAGCAAATACAACCGTACTTGCAGGAAATCCTTTTAACAATAGTCAGTGGGATGTACTTGATACATATGTTGATTATTTGGGTTATGTTCCTTATTCATCACAAACTGATGATAGCACTGGCGGCTTACTTGATGACGATAGTAGTGAGTTTTTAAATGCACTTGCTATTGGTTCAAGTTATGATATTAGTAAAAACGGCGAAGTATTAGCATTAGGCGGCATTCAAACTGGCGGCGAATATCGTATAGCAATATATAGAAAAACAAATGGCAGATTTGTATTTGATGAAAATATTGATCCTGCAACCGAAGAAGAAGCATTTGGATCTACACTAAGTCTAAACGATGATGGATCTAAAATAGCAATAGGCGCACAGTTATCAAATGCTAATGGTATTTACAATGGCGCAGTATATGTATATAAACTTACAAACGGAACATATGTGCAAGATCAAATATTGCTTGCACCTAATGGTGAAAAGAATGAAAGATTTGGTACTAATGTAAGTTTTAATTCTAATAAACTTGCTATAACAAGTCGCAACGGTGATACGGAATCATATGTAACATTTGATAATGAACTTACAGATTTTGATAATAAAGCAACAAGCATTTATGATACAATCAAAGACAACGGACAAGTTTATGTTTACGAAACACTAAACAACAAGTTGGTATATGCTGAAAAACTTTACTCACAAGTAGATATATCAGATTCATCTGATATATTGAGTGTATTAAATAGAAACCATTTGTATGTTATTTCGATAGGAACAGTAGTTGATGACAAAACAGGACTGATTCAGGATCATAGAACAGACTTAAATGCCAACGCTTGGAATATCAACAGCCAAGGCGACAGCTATGTTGATATTGATAAAATCAAAGGTGTGTGGCTATATGATACAAATACAAATGATTTGATCACATACCTTGATTATATAGACCCTATTAGAGGAAGGATTGCTGGCCCTGCAGAACAAGAACTTAGTTATAAGACTTATTATGATCCAGCGGTTTATAATGTTGGCACTAGAGACACTGGTGTAGCAGATCTTTGGGGTAAACAGCAAGTTGGAAAACTATGGTGGGACCTTGATGCTATAAAATGGTACAATCCATATCAAGGAAGTATACAATATAAATCCAATACATGGAATCAGATTATTCCTGGATTTAGTGTAGATGTGTACGAGTGGGTTGAAAGTGATTTATTACCAAGTGAATGGGATGAAATAGCAGACACTACTGAAGGATTAGCCAGCAGTATAAGTGGAAAAACTTTATACAGCGATGATTCATATGTGAGAGCAAGAGTGTACGATAGTGTAGCAAGTGTTTTTGTACCAAAGTATTATTTCTGGGTTAAAAATAAAAATACATTGCCTGATACATATGGCAGAAAGATCAGCTCGTTTGATGTTGCAAACTTGATAGCAGATCCTTCAGGTCAAGGTTACAGACATATTACATTACTCGATGGTAAAAAGTTTGCCTTACACAATGTAAAAAATCTAGTAAAAGACAAAGATACTATCTTGCACGTAGATTATTATATTCAAGATAATGCAGAAAACAAAAACATTCATAGTGAATATGCATTGGTTGTCGAAGGGTTAGCATCAAGCAAACCAAACAATGACATTGTTGACAAGTGGGTTGACAGTTTAGCAGGGTATGATAAAAACGGAAAAGTTTTGCCTGATTTAAATATCAGTGTTGCTCAACGTTATGGCATTTTAAATAATCCAAATCAAACTATATTTGTTAATAGAGCCGAAGCACTAAAACAAGTTATTGAAAGAGTAAACGGAGTATTATCACAATATACAATCGTAGATGATTTTGATATTTCTCCGCTGTTCCAAACTGAGACTGCACCAAGCAAGTTTAGCAATGAGTGGGACACACAGATTGATACAGAAAGTTTGTTGAGATTTGTCGGTACTGCAAAAATTAAACAAGCAACTCTTACACCTATTATTGTTGACGGAACTATTACAGGCGCAACTATTACAGAACCAGGCAGAGGGTATATTGACAGTAACTATACATCTGGCAAGCGACATGGTCCAACTGTAACTATAGAAGGTAAGGGTGTTGACGCAGAAATAAAAACCTACATCAACAATCTTGGACAAGTTATTGAAGTTGAAGTTGTAAATGGCGGCAAAAACTATTTAAGTGATACTACACTTATTGTACGTCCGTTTAGTGTTCTTGTAACAACTGATACAGGAGTAGGCGGATTGTGGGCAGTGTACAACTGGATATCATCCACACAAGAATGGTTTAGAAACTACATTCAAAGCTATGATGTTAATAGATATTGGAAGTATGTTGACTGGTATGCAACTGGATACAGCGAAGTTACATCTATTGATTTTGTTATAAATGGTAGTTATGAACTTGCTGGATTAGACGATAAACTAGGAAATACTGTTAAGATTGAAAATATCGGTTCTGGCGGCTGGATGCTATTAGAAAAGATTGACAATCAACTAGAAGTAGATTATACTATTAACTATAAAGTTGTAGGCAGACAAAATGGCACAGTAGAGTTTAGCAATACATTGTATCAAAATGATGCAGTCGGATTTGATAACATAATCTATGACATTTCGTTGTACGACAGTGAGCCAACTGATGAAATAAAAATAATATTATATGCACTAAGAGATAACTTGTTTGTTGATCAACTAGAAGTTGAATGGAACAAACTGTTCTTTAGTAGCATTAGATATGCAATGAGTGAGCAGGTTGATTTAGACTGGATTTTTAAATCTAGTTTTGTAGTTGCAAAACACAATGTTGGTGAGCTTACACAAAAAGTAACTTATCAAAACGATAATCTTCCTAACTATCAAGACTATATTGAAGAAGTAAAACCATATAGTACTAAAATAAGAGAATATATCAGTTCGTATAATAGAACAGAACCAACACAAACTAGTGTTACTGATTTTGATTTGCCGCCTCGTTACGATGCAGAACGTGGCCAGATTATCAGCGAAACTATCAAGTTCTTCAACAATGGTCTTGTTGGAACAAATGATACCACAACTACATACCCACAAAAACATTGGTTAGACAATGTTGGATTTGAAATAACAGAGTTTGTTGTTTACAATGGCGGCAGTGGATATACTGACACAGCAAATGTAACAGTTAGCGGAGGAGGTGGTCCAACACTCGAAGGACTTGCGTATATTGGTGGAGGATCAATACAATATATTGAAGTTGATACAGTTGGAGCAAAATACTTTACAACTCCAACCGTAACAATAAACGGAAGTTTAACAGAAGACGGGGTTGATGCAGTTGTTTATGCACAGATAGGAAACAGTGTAATCAGATCCACGCATATGTTGATGAAGTTTGATAGAGTTGCTGGTGCATACTATTTTACCACATTAAATGAAACAGAAACATTTGTCGGTAATGGCGGTTTAACTGAGTTTAGTTTAAAATGGCCACTGAGTACAAATAGTGCAGATATATCAATAACTGTAGCAGGGGAGCCACAGCTAATAAGTGATTTTGTAGCATCAAATATTATTGATACAACCAAGACATTTGATAGATATCGTGGTAAAATAACATTTACTACTGCACCTGCAAATAATGCTGCTGTTGTTATAAACTATAAAAAATCATCCAACCTGTTAACTGCTGAAGATAGAATAAACTTCTTTTACAAGCCTACTACAAACATGCCAGGCAAAGAACTAAGTCAGTTAATGAGTGGTGTTGACTACGGTGGCGTTCAAATGGATAGTATCGGCTTTGGCGAAAATACTGGGTTTGATGCAAACTCTTATGGTATTGATTTTGATACGTTTGACACTAACTATGAAGATGAAATCATTACATTAGATGGCAGTACTCAAATAATATCATTGAGCAGTGTATTGGAATCGGGTGTAACATACAATGTATATCTTAATAATGTAAGAATAGACGACCCGTTTTACGATGGAAGTAGTGTAACAGCCAATCCAAATGCAAAAATGGTGTCACCGCAAGGCGATAATATTACAAATACCGTATTCTTAGACAGCGATGTTATTGAAACCAAAGACGGCGATGTTGTGATCATTAGAAAATCAACAAGCGATGGTAGCTTTACTCCAGAATCAACTGCATACGATGTAAGTTTACAAGGTGGAAACTTTGAATACACAACTGCTAAAGGTATCGACTCTGGCGACATAGTTGTTGACGGCGACGGCTTTGTTACAGAAACTACCAGTGGTGGTCCAGAAGAGCAAGTACCAGGACAGGTGCTTGATACTGTAGACATACAAGTTTATAATAGAAGTGTAGACGGCCAGGGTGTTATTAGTGTTAGAAACTATATCACAGATGGTACAACTATTGAATGGGAGTTTGACAACTTTCCACAAACAAACACTACATTGGTTGTAAAAGTTGACGGCGACATTATTGATAATGACGATTTAAATGTCGACTATGAAAACAAGTTCATAAGTTTAAACGATAGTACAGCATTAGACGAAGGAAAAAATCTTTCGATACTCACAATAGGAACCAACGGTGTAGATTTAATCGATAGTGATAATATTGTTTCTACTGGTGATACGTTTATATATAACCTGCCAATCACATGGAAGTCTGGATTGAGTTCGTTTGTAACAATAAATGGCGTATTACAAAACGATACAACAGATTACGGACTTACAGAATCAGATACTGGTAATGCCCAACTAGAGTTTCCTATCAAAGTAACTGCTGGAAAAATCATTGGATATACAATATATGACGGCAGCGTAAATCAATACAGTCAAATGGTAATCGACAATACTTTTGTAACCGATGGTACAAATAAAGTTCATAGATTTACAAATGATGTTGCACTACCAGTTATTGATAAACCTTTATCGCACAATATTTTAGTAAAACGTGGTGATGGTAGATTCTTAAATGCAGGTTATAGAAAAAAATATACAATAGATAGCAAACGTGCTTACGACATTGATAGATGGCAGTTTGAAGATACAACAGCAGTTAGAAACACTGACGTTGTATTATATATTAATGGTTCTATTGTCGATGTACTTGATTATTATTATGACACTGCAAATGGCAGAGTACAACTTCTCAACAACAATGTAGGATTGATTGGAGATACTTTAGAAATCTTTATTATCAGAGATGCAGAATATTACTTTTTAAACACAACAGTACAAATACAAAATGGTTCAGAAGTTAATGATCCAGCAGTTGGACAAGATATAAGTTTTGAATTATCTGATGATAGTACTACAGTTATTGCTTGTGTCGAAAAGTTTAGCAGATCGGGTTCGACGTTAACAATAGAACTTCAAGGATATATTAGAGAACTATTCCAGCTAAAAAGTATTGATGATACACCAGAGATTGTAGCAAGTTGGGAAAACGATAGCACAAAGGCAATCATTGGTGATATTAAACTTATTGAAACTGATGTATTATCATTAACAGAAGCACCTGCTGATTGGGAAACAGTTGATATCTATGTATTCAGTAACCATGATATAAACGGATTTGAAAGAAACTCGTATGATATTGTTTGGAATACAAATCAAGCACCAGCAGGAACACAGTTTTATATTGATAAAAACTTGTTGAGTAGAGGATTTATCAAACTTGAAAAACCTGCATTAAGTGCAAACTATGTTTGGGTATTTAAAAACGGAATATTACTTTCTCCACAAAACGATTACTCACTTGATGCAAGTGGATCTGGCGTTCAACTTTACAACAAAGTTACATCAAATGACAAAGTTGAAGTATTGCAGTTTACCGCATTAACAAGCGATCCTAAGTTTGGATATCGTATCTTTAAAGATATGTTAAACAGATTCCACTTCAAGCGTTTAAACAAAGATAACGAGTATAAGTTGCAACAACCATTAAACTATTATGATTTATCTATTCAGTTAGTTGACAGCACAGGAATACAAGAACCAAATAAAGCACTTGGCACTCCGGGAGTTGTTTGGATTGACAAAGAACGTATCGAATACTTTAGTGTTGACGGCAATCTACTTAGACAACTAAGAAGAGGAACGCTAGGAACAGGTATAAAAGAGCAATATCCAGTTGCAACAAAGGTACAAGGACAAGGCATAGAAGAAAATATTCCTTATAAAGACGAAACAGCTAAAACTATGTTTATTGGTGATTCTAGTACCAAAGAGTTTATACTTGATTTTATTCCAACTAGTGTAAATGAGATTGATGTATTTTTAGCCGGCACTAGGTTGCGCAAAGATAATATTGTAACATTTGACAAAACAGTAGATCAAGATTCGCCTGAAGCAGATGTAACAATAGATCCAGAGTATACTATTGAAAATATAATAACAGTCGACGGTAGTACAATCACAGTGTTAACACTTGCAGATTATATCGATGCTCCTGCAGATGGAATATTCATTGAAGTTGTTCGCAGAACAGGAAAAATATGGAACGATACAGGAAAATCCCTAGCAAATAGTACAAATCAAATAGCTAAATTTATAACAGACAAAACAATATCGCTACCCCGATAAATACATTATAGGAACGGAATGGAAACATGATTAACGAACAAAGCGGTGTACACCTCGAAGGACACATAAAAATACACAATCCAGAAAGTGGGCATGTATTTGTTAACAAGCGCAATGCTATTCATTATGAAAATATGAGTATTAGCCTTGCAGAAAGCCTCGGCAATGCCGGTTCAGGTTATATATATCAAATGGCATTTGGCAACGGTGGCACTAGTGTTGACCCAACAGGTATTATTACATACTTAACGCCAAACAGTACTGGTACAAATGCTAGTTTGTACAATCAAACATATGCAAAAGTGGTAGACGATCGCAGTGTAAACAATGTTGATCCACAACGAAACAAAATAGAAACACGTCACGTTACTGGTACAAACTATACTGATATTGTTGTAAGTTGTTTGTTAGACTACGGCGAACCAGAAGGACAGGATGCATTTGATACTGCGGCCAATACAGAACAACAGTTTGTATTTGATGAACTTGGTTTAGTAGGTTATTCAGCAAGCGGAACAGGAAGACTTCTTACTCACGTGATTTTCCATCCGGTACAAAAATCACTCAACAGATTAATACAGATTGATTATACTGTAAGAGTACAAAGTCTTTCAGGAGGTAATACTTAATGGCATACGAAGTTCCATTCACTGACCAATCTAATAAAGGTATTATAACTGTTGAAGATAACGCAATCAATACAGAAACTAGTCTAAAACTTCCAGGTAGACTATTATCAGATTATGGTGTTGCTATTAATGAAAACTTTTTAAAGTTATTAGAAAACTTTGCAAATGCAAATCCACCATTAAATCCAGTTGAAGGACAACTCTGGTATGACACTACAGATAGTATAGATCAGTTAAAAATATACGACGGAACAAACTGGGTTGCAGCCGGCGGCTTAAAAAAGAATGCCTCAGAACCTGATAGTACAAACAGTGTCAAAGGCGATCTTTGGGTTAATACTAGTACTAGTCAGTTGTATTTGTATACAGGCAGCGGGTGGCTGTTAGTAGGTCCTGATTTTAGCAATGGAAACACCACTGGAGCTAAATCAGTTGAGCTAGTAGATACTACAGATACAACTAGAACAGTAGTAGTCGTATACATTGAAAATATACCAGTTAGTATTACAAGTAGAGTTGAGTTTTCGCCCAAAACATCATTTGCTGGATTTAATAGTGTAACACCGATAAAAGTTGGAACAAACTTTAATCAAACATTGTCAGCAGCAAAGTTTAATGGCACTGCAACTAACGCAGAAAACTTACTTATTAGTGGAGCAACAATACCAAGTTCAACATTTATGCGCAACAACATTGTTAATCAACTTACAGAAAAACTTCAAATAAAAACCAATCAGGGCTTAGAAGTTGGTGTTTCAAAAACATTAAGTTTGTTAGTTGAAGGTAATAATAGCATTGTTGAAAACGCTGTTCCAGGTGCTCCGATAGATTTAAGAGTTAACAACAACGGCAACTTTGCAATACCAATCAGAGTTAAAGGAAACACTAATGTAGGCATCAACAACCTGTCTCCAACAGAAAGTTTAGACGTAGTTGGAAATCAAAAACTTACCGGCAACCTATCAGTAACTGGTACTACAGCATTAACAGGAAATACTAGTATAACAGGAAATCTAACTGTAACTGGAAACTTTGATGTTGATGGAAGCCTTACTACTACTAGCATATTGCCCGATACTGCAAATGTTTATTCTATAGGCTCATCAGTATTACCTTACGATACATTACATGCTAATCGTATAACAGGTAACTTAACAGGTAATGTAACAGGTAATGTTAGCGGGACAGCTGGTAGTACAGCAAAACTCAACAGTGTAACTACTTTTTCACTAGCAGGAGATGTTAGTGCAACTAGTTTTGTATTTGACGGCCAGACCGGCGGCTCTACTAAAACATTTACATCTACTATACAATCAGCTGCTATTTCTAGTAGATCAGCAGCATCGAGCATTAATAGAACAACAGATGAAGTATTATTAAATCAAGGCGGAACGTTAGTTAAAGCAACGCCTGCACAGATTATCGGTTCTATCGATACTATGCCAGTTGGCACAGTAATCATGTACGGTGGATTGATTGCACCTGATGGATGGTTTATATTAGACGGAACAGAAAAATCATTAACAACATACGGTGCTTTGGCAACAGTATTGGGATATCTTTCAGCAGATCCAACAACATGGTATCATGGAACACCGAGTGATCCTAATACATTGTTTAAAATACCAGATATGCGAGGAAGAACGCCTGCAGGGCTAGGACAAGTAGTATCAGCAAATAGAATTACATCATCAACTGTAGGTGTTATGGGTGGTGTAGCAGGTAGTGAAGAAGTTACAATAGCAGCATCTAACTTACCCGAACACGAGCACGACTTAAAAAGTAGTACAGGAGAGCAGTTCTATGCTACTACAACAGCTACAGCAAGTGCATCAGAAGTTGTACCAGGAGACGGTGACATATCAGGAACTGGAACACGTCTGCGAACATCAGGAGGTGTAGTAGATTTAGCAAACGATGCATTAAATATAACAAATCCGTTCCTTGCACTTAACTTTATTATCTATCACGGAGTATCATAAATGGCCTATAAACTAAACAAAACAGACGGATCGTTACTAGTAGAACTAGTTGATGGTAGGTTAGATATATCCAGTGCAGATATTGCACTAATAGGAAAAAACTATCAAGGATTTGGCGAAAGTATAAATGAAAACTTTATTAAGATGCTGGAAAACTTTAGTAATAGTACAGCACCGGTAAAACCACTCAAAGGACAACTTTGGTATGATACTGCTACAGGCAGATTAAAAATATATGATGGTACAACATTTAGAAGTACCGATAGCACAATATATGCCAGTTCTCAGCCATCAGAACTAATACCTGGAGACATATGGATTGATGCATCAAAGGATCAGCTATTATTTTGGAACGGCACTAATGCTGTTTTAGTAGGACCGGCATATACAAAAAACCAACTTAAATCAGGCGATGAGATTGCAACTATTAGAGATACTACAAGTCAAAATAGAGTGATTATTAAAAAGTATCTAAATGGCAGTTTATATGCAATTGTTTCAAAAGAAAATACAACCTTTACACCTTTTCCGGCTATCACAGGATTTACTACTTTAAAACAAGGTGTAAACATAAACTCAGCGTTTGTTGATTTTGAATTTTATGGGAAAGCCTCTAGTGCTGGTCAAATTGTAGACGAGCTTGGAAATGTATTTGATCAAAACAGTTTTTTAAGTGCTGTAGTTGATGATGTCACAACAGGCAGATTGGCAATAGCTAATGACCTTGGATTGAGTATTGGACTTGATACAGATCTTACAATAAAAGTAAGTGGACAAACTACTGTCTGGCAGAATAATATTCAAGATGCTGACATGCGAGTAGATCTTAAAGATGTTTCGGGCACATACACTGCTATGTATTTTGACGCTGACACTAAAAAGATTGGTATATTTAAAACAAATCCTGCATATACGTTAGATGTTACAGGAGACTTGCGTGTTACTGGAGATTTATTAATCGAAGGAAACTCGGTAAGTTTAGATATTGCTACTCTTAGAGTTGAAGACCATCAAATTGAACTTGCAATAAAAGACGATAGTACATTAGCAACTGACAGCGAAGCAGATGACGGCGGCATTGTTATAAGAGTACAGGGAGACGACAAACGCTGGACTTGGTTAAATGCAACTAACAGTTGGACAAGTAGTCATAATATTAATATTGACAACGAGTTAAACAACTATGCTATTGATAATACAAATGTATTGTCTTTAGATACGTTAGGATCAACGGTTGTAAACAGTAGTCTAACAGGAATAGGTCAGCTTAATACACTAGTAGTAGGAAACAACCTACAAAGTGATACAATGACCTTCACTGAAGATCGCATTACAACAACTAGTAACTTAGAGTTTGCATCAACTGGTAGTATAAACTTAATAAACAAAGTAAAAATAACAAATGTAGAAACTCCGGTAAGTCCACGCCGTAAAGCCGACAATGCATTATTAACAGAAGGTGCTGATCAAGATGTAGTAGTTAAAAGATATGTTGATGACGAACTAGCATCATCAACAATAGTTATGGGAGTAGATGTTACTGGATTAGGTACTACCTATGCAACAGGAACATATGGTGACACTTTTGCAGATGACGGATTGCTTACTAATATTGCTGTACTATTAACAGAAATATCTCCAATACCCGCAGCACCGTTTGACACTCAAGGAAAAACTGCAAAAATACATGCATACTATTATACAGCTTCATCAGATCCTATTGATGTTAATAGTGGTGTTGTAAAATCTTTAACAGCAGTTGATAGTGCTGGTACACAAAACGTTAATGTTATAGGTGACTTTACAATCACTGCTCCTACAGCAACAGTTAATCTAACAGCAAATAGATTGATAATAACTATGCAAGTAAACAGCGGCATATGGGACGTTAATGGAAGTACAATAGCAGCATCGGCACTTTAACGATAAATAACATAAGAGCACTAAGCACGAGGAGCAACAATGGCCTATATTGTAAATAGATATAACGGTACACAGATAACAGTCGTTGAAGACGGCACAATAGATCAAACAACTGATCTAAAACTTATTGGTAAAAACTATAGTGGTTTTGGCGAAGCACAAAACGAAAACATAGTTCATTTATTAGAAAACTTTAGAGGAACTACTGCACCTGCTAAAGCTATTGATGGACAAGTATGGTATGATGCAGGAACTACTAAACTAAAGTTTTATACTGGTAGTGCATGGAAAACAGCAGGCGGTACCGAAGTATCAAGTTCTGAACCAGCAGGACTGGACGAAGGCGATTTGTGGTGGAGCAGTACAAGTAATCAGCTATATGGTAAAACAGCCGCAGGCGAGTTTATCCTAGTAGGTCCTCAGAGTGCAGGAAGCGGAACAACACAGATGCTTAGTGTTAGTGTTAATGATAACTCTGTTCCAGCGGTTGAAAAAACTATTATTGTTGCTCTAATAAATGATGTTAGTTTGTATGTAATCTCTGGAGAAGAGTTTACATTAAACGGTGTACAAGCAGCCGGTGTTCCATCGTTAACAGGATTTAGTTTAATCAAAAAAGGTATTACATTAGTTAATAGTGCTACAGGTATTACAAAAAATAGTTTGGATCAACCTGTTACAGGTGCTACTAACGAACCAATTATTTGGGGATCAGCAAATGATGCATTGCGGTTAGGTGGATTCTTAGCTAGTGATTATTTAAAAACAACAGATGCATTAGCATTAGGTGATGCTGGATTTACAGTTGGCGCCAGTAATGATCTAAAAATAGATGTAAGCGATGGTACAGTTCCAAGATTTGTAAATCAAAATAATGCAAGTAATAAAATGTTGTTTGCACTAACTGCACCAGCTGCCGGATCTGCTACAGGGATTGTTTCAATAAGAAACGCAGCAGTTGATAAAGGAATTTTTCCTGAAACAACAAACATATATAATATCGGTAGTGCAACTGAAAAGTTTAATACAGTTTATGCTACTACATTTAATGGTACTGCAACAGTTTCAAATGCACTTGATGTAGGAGGCACGGCACGTAGTGCATCAACCACTGCTGGCGCAAATACTATTGCTGCAAGAGATAGCAGTGGAAATCTAACTGCAACAATATTTAATGGCACCGCAACTAAAGCTCGTTATGCCGATCTTGCAGAAAAATATACCACAGAAGAAACACATCCAGTTGGAACAGTAATGGCAGTATCTAGTGCTAAGTTTGTAGAAGCACGTGATATTAGTGCAGAAACTAGACCTGCAAAGTCTAGTGATTTTGCAATTGGTGTCATTAGTGAAAATCCAGCTTATTTAATGAACTCAGAAATCGACGGACAAGCTATTGCATTAAAAGGTCGTGTACCAGTAAGATGCACAGGTGTAGTTCAAAAAGGAATGGCATTGTATGCATGGGAAGACGGAGTTGCTTCTCAAACTGCTACCAAAGCATTAGTTGGTATTGCATTAGAATCAAGCGACGATCCTTCAGAAAAGTTGGTTGAGTGCGTTTTAAAAGTGTAAATACTAAAAAGGAAAAGTTATGGCAGTCGGCGACATTATCTCACAATCAAGGTACAACGAACTACAAGGAAAAATTTCAGCAGTATTAGGAGTTGGGTCTGGTGATAAAGGATACAATAATACTGTATCGAGTAATCCAGTTGCCGAAGGAAACGAAGTGTTAGTTTCTGATATGAATAACTTGTTCACTGACTTTGAAAAAGTGTATGTACACATCAATAATACTTCACCGGCTACTATTAATACAGTTACTACCTCTGCAGAGATTGCAGATGCGTTGTTTAATGCATACGAAATATTAATAGTTGAACTTGAGGACGATAGATTTATTTTAAACGGTAACCAAGCTGACATAGAATCAGGCGGTGTTAATAGTGTAAGAGATGGTGCTACATCTCCGTGGGGAGGAACATCTCAACCTCAATCAGTTAATCATACTGTTAAAATATCATTTTCTTCAATTGCTGCTCGTAGATGTTTTTTTAACGCAGGCGGCGAAATTAGATTCGATTCATCGATTAATATCGATGATGTTCCAGCAGATACTAACTTGCAAAAAAATCAAGACTGGTATGATATTATATTTAATGCTGGCCAGATAAAGTTTGGACGAACAGTAACTACCAATACAAAACCATCTGGTACTTCCTATGCTATTGGCAATGAAGATTTAACAACCTCGTATCAAACTATATATAGAAAAACAGGTAGTATTGCAGGTGGATATTCAGACAACGAGTATTATATTCAAGCAAAAAAAGAATCAAACAATACAGATATTACTTTTAATATTGTGTTTAATGATTTAGATACAGGCACCGGCGGCGCCGACGAATATGTAGCAGGAGTTCTTACTAGTTCAGTTTCGCATATACGAGCATCGGGTTCGTATGTAAACTCGCCGGCTCCGTCCTATGCAAAAACAAGTGATTTATGATTGACATACAATGTAAAGTGTGTTACATTATAAAAAAGGAATATAGATGCCACAGATAACAGCCATTAACTATAATAATATTAGAGAATCGATTGCTGGTCGTATAGGCGATCAATCTGTCTGGACAGACTACGGATCTTTGACAACACCGTTAACAAGTACAAGCGGTTATGGTAGAAACTTTAGTAGTAGTATAGTTGTTGGCGGCAATACTCCAGGAGTAAGTGACACAGTAACCGAACAACAATATTTTGATTTGTGGTTAGATATACAAGCTGCACATGTCCATCAAACTGGCGCACTAGCAACTGACATTGATCCTACTGATTTTGAACAAGGTGTTGATCAAATTGCTGAACAGCATATTACTGACTTAACTACTACTGCAAATACTATTTTAGCATTTAATCATACAGCAACAGATTTTCCAACTAGTAGTTTCGATGGTCCGAATCCTTTAGAAACATCAGGAGGAGCAAGTACATCTAGTTCTCGTATTACAAGTTTTGGTGGTTCGGCCGATGCACAAAAAGTCATCTCGCA